ATGTTCTCTCGTTCTACTCGTTTCGATTTTTACTGGCCGGCTCTCTCACACATTGGTGAGCAAGCCGTTTTGAATAAGGAGATCTATGCACAAGGAACATCGGCGGACGATGACGTCTTTGGTTATCAGGAGCGCTATGCTGAATATCGGTACAAGCCGAGTAAAATCACTGGTCAGTTCCGCTCGAATTATGCGAGCAGCCTCGACACGTGGCATTTGTCTCAAGACTTCGGTTCTCTCCCCAGTCTTAACCAAACGTTTATTGAAGAGAACCCACCGATTGACAGGGTAATTGCTGTTCCATCTGCCCCTGAGTTTCTTTTTGACTCCTATTTCGATCTTAAATGCGCTAGGCCGATGCCTGTTTACAGTGTTCCCGGTATGATCGATCATTTCTAAAGGAGGCAATATGGGATGGGCAGAAAGTATTGGGTCTGCTGTAGGTGGTTTTGCAGCAGGTCCAGCTGGATCCGCTGTTGGAGGTTTTCTTGGCGGTATGGCTGATGATGCTATTTCCAGTGCTAAAGATGTTGCTGGTTGGGGCATGTCTCAAGTTGGTAATGTTTCTGGCTTTGCAAAGGATAATCTCGGAGCCGTTTCAGGTCTTGTTGGTTCTGGACTTGAGTATTATGGTCAAACTAAAGCCAATGAACAAAATATTTCCAGTGTAAAAGACCAAATGGCATTTCAGGAGCGTATGTCTAATACATCATATCAAAGAGCTATGGCAGACATGGAAAAAGCTGGTCTTAATCCTATTTTAGCTTATAAACAAGGAGGTGCTTCAACCCCTGGTGGTGCTGCCCCTGTTGTATTAAACCCTTATCAGGGCTTTGCTCAAAACCTTAATAATACGATGAATTCGGCTTTTAATAGGAAACTTACTGCTGAAAATATTAGGTCTGTTTCAATAAACCGTGAAAAAGTTAAAGCTGAAATTGGTAAAATTGAAGAAGATACACGTCATATCAATATGATGAAAACTCGCGTAGCAAAGGAGATTGAGAAACTTTCTTGGGAAGTATTAGCTTCTCCAGAAAATTACAAAACTTTGCTTGAGCAAAGAGCTCTTGAAGTCCTTTCATATGAAAGGAGAAAAATAATTGAAAGGCTTAAAAATCGTTCAACCAATTTATCTATTGGTGAAGTCAATAAATATTTAAAGGAAAATACTGAAGATAAAAAGCAAGGCATTGTAGATATGTTCTTGCAAATGATTAAGTCTGGACATAAAAAATTTCTTGATTCAGTTGGTAATGAAAGGATGAAATAATGGAATTTAAAACAGCATACGGCGAACGTTTTCCATCTCAGTTATTCACAGGTGATGAATCTGAGGTTCAACAATGTTTCAAAGACGAATGTGATATGAACTTTATTCTTGATAAGTATCGGACAACTGGTTTAGCAGATCATGTGTCTCGCTTCCAAGGCAAATATGAGGATTTATCTCAGCCTGTCGATTTTCAATCAGCGCTGAATGTTGTGATCTCTGCTCAGGAAGCTTTTGACACTCTTCCATCTGATATCCGTAAAAAGTTCTCGAATTCTCCACAAGAATTTCTTGAATTCGTTAACAATCCTGATAATCAGGAAAAACTTGTTGAAATGGGCTTAGCCCAAAAACCACTGGACCAAGCGTTGCCAGAATCACCGGCAACGGTTGATCCAGTTGAACCGGCTCCGCCGGTAGAATAATGCATCCGCAGCGCTCTTCGAAGAAGTGCTTAGGGATGCTTAAAGCCTCCCGGGGATGTTCCCCGGGAGGCAAAACGACCCATACTCTCTTGTTGTAATGGGTCGGAGTGACACCTTTTAGGTGGCACGATACTAAAATGTTTGTTAAATTTAAACAAACATACAAACAAACAAACGGAGGTAAATTATGAGACGGAAAAAAATTCCCTACAAGAAGAGTAAACGATCTTTTACACGTGCGGCCTCTGCAAGCCACAAAACCAACTTTTATAATCCGCTTCGTGGCGGGATTCGGCTATAGTGGTGCCATGTTACCACCCTCTCAGAGCGTGGAAATCAAGGTTGATTAATTCTGAAACTGGCAAACGCTCAATGGTCTTTGATCGACGGAGCGCAGAAGACCCAGATGACCCGCTGGAACTACCATGCGGGAAATGCATAGGCTGCAGACTCGAACGATCAAGGCAATGGGCTATACGTTGCGTTCATGAGGCTAAACTCCATGATCAAAACTGTTCTATTACTCTCACTTATGACGATGAACATCTTCCTGCTGATGGAAGTATTAATACACGTGACTATCAGCTATTTTTCAAAAGGTTACGTAAACGAGGAATAAAATTCCGTTACTTCATATGTGGGGAATATGGTGAAAATCTTGGTCGACCGCATTATCATGCCTGTATTTTTGGCTTTGATTTCCCTGATAAAAAATTATTTAAAACTTCGAAAACAGGACACCGACTGTATATTTCAGAAGTTCTTACAGAAACATGGAATATGGGTCATGCTCTCATTGGTGATCTTACTTTTGAATCTGCTGCTTATGTTGCTCGATATATCACCAAAAAAATAAATGGCGATGATGCAGATGAACATTACCAAGGCAAAAAACCTGAGTTCATTACAATGTCAAGACGTCCTGGTATTGGCAAAGGATTCTTTGAAAAGTACAAAGATGATATATTTCCTAATGATTTCGTGGTTTTAAATGGCAAAAAGATGCTACCACCGAAATTTTACGAAACAATTCATGACCCGTTCGAAATGGACGACATAAAAGAAAGGAGGGCAAAACAAAGAGTTAAATATCATCCTGATAAAACAATTCAACGTCTTCAAGTTCGTGAAAATTGTAAAATTGTACAAACCTCTTTATTAAAAAGGAATTTAGAGAATGATTAAACAAGTATTTACTGTCTATGATGAAAAATCTAATGCGTATCTTCAACCTTTCTTTTTGGATACGAAAGGCCAAGCTATTCGCGCTATTACAGACTGCGTTAATGATATCGGTCATGCATTTGGTCGTCATCCTTCTGACTATACTTTATTTCACTTAGGTGAATATGATGATTCAACAGGACAATTTATTACTGATCAGAAAAAATCTTTAGGTTCTCTTGTTGAGTTTAAAACACAAACTGTAATGTTTGATGATAAACAACTTTCTATTGTTGGAGGTACTGACTAATGCGCTCAGTTATGAAGCATACATTTAGCCAAGTTCCACAAGCAGAAATACCACGATCTTCTTTTAATAGGTCTTGTGGATTAAAAACTACCTTTGATTCTGGTTATCTTATCCCTGTTTTTGTGGATGAGGCTCTCCCCGGTGATACTTTTAACTGTCGAATGACAGCCTTTACTCGGTTAGCTACGCCGATCCATCCATTTATGGATAATATATTTCTTGATTCTTTCTTCTTCGCTGTTCCTGTGCGTCTAATTTGGGACAATTTCCTTAAGTTCAATGGCGAACAAAAAAATCCCGGTGATTCTACTGATTTTCAAGTTCCAACGATGACTGCCCCAGCATCAGGAGGTCATGCCAATGGTTCCTTGTCTGATTATTTTGGTATTCCTACTGAGATCGATTCTCTGGAACATTCTAGTTTATGGCACAGGGCTTACAATCTTATTTATAATGAGTGGTTTCGCGATCAGAACCTTATTGATTCTGCTGTCGTAGATACTGATGACGGGCCTGATACTTCTACTGATTATGTACTTCGTAAACGTGGCAAACGCCATGATTACTTTACGTCTTGTTTACCGTGGCCCCAAAAGGGTGACTCTGTTGATTTGCCTTTAGGCTCTACTGCCCCTGTATGGGGCATCAATGGTGCTTCTATTTCTTTACGTGGAAATGCTTCCGGTTCAATTAGTAATTTGTCGGCTGACACTTCCGGATTTCTTAAAACGGGTCCTGCTCTTTATAATCAAAATCAGGAATTTCCTGATTCTACTGATGGTGCAGCTCAATTTCTTGAAGCCGATCTATCTTCTGCAACTGCTGCAACCATTAATCAGTTACGCCAAGCTTTCCAACTACAAAGACTTTATGAAAGGGATGCACGTGGAGGAACTCGATATACTGAAATCATTAAATCGCACTTTGGAGTCACCAGCCCGGACGCTAGGCTTCAGCGTCCCGAGTATCTTGGAGGCGGCAGCACGCGAATTAACATTAATCCAGTTGCGCAAACATCATCAACTGATGCCACTACCCCGCAGGGCAATCTTTCTGCATTCGGTGTCGGGGCCATTGATGGACACGGCTTTACAAAATCATTTACTGAACACACCATAATCATTGGTCTTGTTTCTGCTAGGGCTGATTTGACTTATCAGCAAGGTCTAGATCGCATGTTCTCTCGTTCTACTCGTTTCGATTTTTACTGGCCGGCTCTCTCACACATTGGTGAGCAAGCCGTTTTGAATAAGGAGATCTATGCACAAGGAACA